ACAAGGATTTGCATGCCCTCGTTATTGAGACCACCTCCTTTACCACTATCCATCATGAATATGTTAGAGACTCCGTAGAACGCTGCTATACGCATACGCAGTTCATCACGGACTGCACCATACTGCATCTCATCAAGAGAATCCATGAATCTGACGAACTCTACTCTACCTCTGCCAGTGGCTGACTCTATACCGACTTTAGGTATGTAATTGGGGTCACGCTCCATCTTCTCCTCAGCACCTTTCCAAAAGGACGCTGTAGATTGAATGTTATCCGTGGTGATTGCGAGAACACCTCTCGGTATTCTTCTCTTTTGATACGCCAAATACATGTAATTGTCCATAGCAGACAAGGTCATAGCCTGTCTCCACATTGTAGCCACAGGACTCCTGCCATAGAGTTTAGACGGCTGGAACTTAGATACGTGAACTACTTCTCCCTCAATGTAGTATTGAGTTTTACCCGAACCAGCAGTGTTGATGAAATGAACGTCTTGTAATTCTAATTTGCAGATTTCACACTTCTTATCTTCTCCACCAAACGGGTGGGTTTTATCTCTGTGTACAGGACATACTAGATATCTGCCCCCTCTGACACCTCTTTTGTCAGCGACTATTCGCATGAACGTAGGGTCACCACGCACCATCTCTTTGACTCTGAAAAACTCAATTTGATTATTGTCTGGATTGATATAGTATTCTTTCAATAACACTATGAAAGCGTCGTCCACTATGTTTAGGTCAAACTCTATCTCTCTCATAACATCAGTGAAGGATTGGTCCATACCATTGCGTTGTTTGACGAACCAACGAGGATATAGTATTTGGTCTACATCCGGTGTTTTGAAATCACTACTACCGCACAGTTTGCATTCTTTGACTTCGTGCTGATATTCTTCTTCACACTTTGTGCACTTGAAATGAAACTTCTTTTTCCAGTAATGCCCTCTTCGGAATATCTCCTGGGTTAGAGTGTTGATAGTAGTTCGGAGTATGATACTCTCTTGTACTGTAGCATATAGTGCAGGTATGCTAACTCCTTGCACTAAAACTGGTTCTTGTATGCCAGCCTTCCAAAGTGGCATTATTGGTTCAGGTGTACTTTTCCTGCGGAAGGGACCAGTCAACCTCTCGATAAATCGGGCTACTGGGCTACTATCTTCTGCCATCAAACCACCTCAAACCCTATCGCGTCAGGGTCCGTTGAATCCCACGAGAGCACCTCTTGTTCATCAACATTCCACTCATTGAGTAGTTCTTCCGCTTTAACATCTTTCCAGTTTTCCCATTTCACTAGCCTGTATAACTCATCCCTTCTCTTGCTTATCAAATCACCATCTTTCCCTCGGTGAGACAAGAGTTCCATCACGTGACGTGCTTGGTTTTTCTTGAGTCTGAGATGTGGATAAGTGCCTTTGAGCAATTTACTGATGTCGTCTTTGCTGTAGAATTGCAGTCTGTGTTGGCTTCTCTTGCTACTCTTATGCACTTTGAGGTCAAGAGACAAAACACCAGCCCCTATCATTTCATAGAGATTCTCGCAATGCACCTTACCTCTATCCCCTGTCGCTACAAATCCTGCGCGTGGTTCTCCCTTCTTGCTAATGGTGATGTAACCATCAGCATCTAAGAATCCTGCAGCGTAAGCCCAAGGGTCTTTCACTAGCAAAGGAGATTGTGAACTCTGTCTCTCCCACAAAGTGCCATGTTTGAATATGTCATAATCCGGACCGTAGGTTTTCAACAAAGCACCAAGTTGTTGCACTGAGGGGAGGCCTGCGCTTCTACCATCATTGCTTGTCATGTAGGTGTGCATTGTTCTGCTGTCCATCGGCCCGTGATAATCCAACAAGTCACTGGCCGATAAGAGAGAGTCCTGCTCTGCTTTGTTCAATTTAGAGGAGCGATGCAGAGAATGTCTCCACATCTGTCTAGCGTCTTTCTTCATTTTAGTGGCGTCAGACCAAAGAGATAGTTGTTCCTCGTTAAACTCCCCATCTATTTGCGACAATTTGGTAAGCACATTGTTAGCGTCTTGCCATTGATTGCACGCTTGGATGAGTGAGACTTGTCTCTTCTCACCATGCTTAATCAAAGCCTTGAAGTCTTTGTCATTGAGGTTCATTCCTTTTATCGCATCTAAATAGTCACCACCCCATGTTATACTATCTAGTCCTCTTTGCACCTCATTGCTTTTCGCCATGCGTATAGCCATGATTGCATCATCTATGTCTTGGCTGAATTGTTTGTGCACTCTTCTTTTTAGTCTTAGGTCTTTGACTAGAGCAGATGCTGATTTACCAAAAGAGTCCTCGAACCACCCTGCATCTGACGCTAGTTTCATTCCCTCTTGCCTCATCTCTTCCATCAATTTCTTTTTCTTTTCCTTCTCTTCGGGAGTGTCTACTTCCGAAGCGGCAGATGAGCCTTCTCCCAACTTGCCTCCACCACCAGTAGGGGATTTGCTGTTGTTCCCAAACGCCACTACTCCTACACTGTTCTTCAACACAGGGTGTTGCATGAGTTGTTTGATGACCCAAGCCTTGTCTGCATCAGGCTCATCTGTATCTGCATCGAAATCATCACCGATAAGAGCACTTCCCCAAATCAATCTATCAACCCCGACATTAAAGCATCTAAGTCTATGATTCTCTCACGGAACTCAGTAGTGGCCCAATTGCCTAAAGCAAGAGCGATAGCCAAGTCATCATGCCTTGCGATGCTGTCTAGTTTACCAGTCTTACTCATACCGAACATGATTAACTCATGTTCTAACTGACTTATGACTTCACGTGCCCTCTCATCAGCCCAAGGCAAACGAACCTGTTCTCTCTCAAAACGCAACACTAAACCCATCAACAAACTCTCTCTCCTTTGTTTTGTGCTAATGAAGGTCTTTATGGGCAAATCTGTGTCCGCTCTCAATTCTGTAGCAAACACACGCTGAAAATGGTTAGCCTCTAACTCTATGACCTCAGGCCGAAACTTGTTATTTAGTCGTTGAATCTCTATAATTTGAGTTCTGAAATCCATCCCCTTGCGCCTCACTACATGCACTACTTCAAGCAGATTACTATCCTCTGGAGGTCTACGTAACACCATCATGACAGTATAATCTGCTGAGCGGTCGGAAGATATTGCTGGGTCCCAACCGATGAAATACTGACTGTCATCGTCAGGGTCTCGTCTATCCATAAGATGTAGATATGGGTCTTTGCATGCGTTGACTATGGCTGACGGGAAAAGGCTGGACATGTCGTCCATTGGCTCACACAGATACTCACGAGTAAACGCGACTGCAGGCATGTCTTGTCTCCTAGAGTCCAAAGCCTCCAAAGACCACCTCCATGGCCAAAGCGGAGTACCGTCTTCTTTTATGGCTGGGTACGTCTCTACGAGATAACCGTCTCTCGCTTCTAGTTCAGTATACAAATCAGTAGGAGTGAAAGGTGTGCCAACAATGCACAATTGAGACGTGTGGTGTATAGTTGGTAAAAGAACCTCATAGAACCAAGAGGCTACTCTTTGAAGTTCAGTATCTGTAGTACCCCACAATATGTCGTCAAGCAGAACTAAGTCGGGGTGAGCACCACGTACACCACCACCCACCGATTTAGCGTTGATTCTAGAACCGTTAGTGAAACCAAAGAAAGTTTTAGACCAAGCATCCTTGTCTTTCATCTTGGACAGCATGGGGCTAGAGTCTATGAGGTCATTGAGATTTCTCATGTGGCGTATAGATTGGTCTAGACTGTGACTGAATATCATAGTGTCGAGTTTCGGGGTGAATATGACTTTCCACAACAGGTATCCTAGAAAGAGTGTAGACTTACCGTGGTCACGTGACGCTTTCACGCAATACCTATTGTGACTGGCTAGATTCTCATACCACTTCTTGTGATGGTCCGCTAATTGCCAACCTAGAATCTCCTCGAAGAAGAACTTGAAATCCTTCTTGGCCATCTCCCAATCTATCTCTTCGATGACTTCTGCGGAGATGGTGGGAGCAGGCAATGTCACGCCCCCTTGAGTATACCCCAAGCCAAGTCAATGGGCTCGTACTCTGAAAGTTGTACCTCGCCTGAACCAGTCAAATCTATGCTTCCTGCAGGATTAGGTTGTTCAGCAGGGTCGGGGGTGAAATAAGTATGTGGTTGAGCAGGGTCGTAATGGTCCATGCCCCTCTCTTGGGCGACTTGTTGAATATGCTCGGGGTTACCTAACACGTAACCAACCATAGGGCTGATACGCTCGACATCCCCTTGGAACTTTCTTCCTTCCGGTCCTACTTTGTTTGAAAGAGTCTCTAAAGCGCTTGTGACACGATTCTTCGCAGTCTTAGATGCGCCTTCTAACGATGAGTTGAATGCAGGATTGTTAAGTATGAAGTCGAACGGACTTTGGTCTGGATTAGTAGGTAGTTTTCCTTCTATGTGAGAGTTTGCGTTTGCGTGCACGTCTCTCTTAGCAGCCTCCAAAGCATTTCGTAAAGCCTTGTAGTGGCTCGGTTGTAGGTTAATCATTTTACCTCCCGCTGTTACAGCCTGTAGATGTTTGCCCCCTAAGAACTGCTGAGCGAACTCGCAATCTGCCGGCTTGTATGATTTTCCTTTAGTGTGTCCTACTTCGGGTAGTATGTAAGACAACTTTGAGCCGTCAGGCGCATCTGCTGCTTCTTCGGTAGGTTCATCCCCGAAATCAATCTCTCCAACATCGTCTCCCACTTTCATTCTCTGTTTAACATAATTGAGAACTTCTTGTGGGTCAGTTTCACCGGATTCAATGGCCTCGTTCATGTGTTCGTCGACCGCACTAGGGTCATTGTTCTGCATTTGTGTCATCATGGCGGCAGCACGCTTAGCCGCATTGACATCCAAACCCTCTGTGACATAGAAGGTACTGAGGAAGTCATTCACTACTCTCTTATCTGCATCTGACATTTGACGATTGGGATTCATCAACTTACCACGGGTGTGATAATCTAGAACCTTTATTGCATCTTTCTGCATACGTTGCATTCTTTGGAGTTGATTTCTGTATTGGGGGTCTCGCAAAACTGGAAAGAAAGAAAGAACATGATTCATGAAGTTTCCGACCCTGTTGAGGAACGGTCCTCTATCACCTACATCTCCTAATAGTTCGGGGCCATCGTTGGTGTACAGAATATATTGCTCAGGCTTCCTCCTGCCTTTGAAACCCTCACTTTGTCCAGCATCGTGAAGATAATCTCGAGCAAAACCAGGATTCTGTTTTCCTCCAAACCCTGCAGGTAGTTTCGCATTAGGGTTCTGCGCTACCAACCGCCGTAGACTATTTTGCTGGTCACTCCACATTTCTGCCATTCTCGAGTAATCTTTCGCTCGCTGATAGAAACCAGGGTTTTTGGAAGGGTCTCCTACATGGATGTCATGAGGGTACTCAAATGAGTTATCAGCACCGAATTGGCCAACTGGTTTTACACCACCGCCAGTCAATCTACTGAAAGCGCCTCTTGGGTCAATTCTAGGTCTGCTGTATATAGTAGGTGGTTCGTTTGGGTCAAGACCACTGACTCGAAGTTTTCTCTTGTTAATCAAGTCATCCCAGTCGTGCAAGAAACCTATATTACCACCTCAAGGCCACCTTGACCGCTTTCACCACACGAGGCTCCACTTTCAAGCGTTCCGCTATAAGCGTCCAGTCACCTAGACTTTGGTCTATTAGGTGTAGGTCCCTAGTTTCTAACGAGAAAGACTTGCATAGAATCTCACAATCTGTATCATCGTCTAAGGAGAATCTTCTACGTGACGGTAGGGACTTGATGATTAATGAGTCCATCCTAGCATCTGCTGATTGTAGATGTTCCATCAAGTCTGTCAATGTGTCAGACGATGTTTTGAACCCAGGGTCGAAGGTTGGGTCTCTAGGTGGTAATGTAGGAGGCAATGCTTGCGTATAACCCAAATTGCCGGTTATGCGCTGACCGGTACCTGCAGGTTCATCGGCCACTGCAAACTCCCCTGTAGGGACTCTTTGGGAACGCATCGCGCGACCATCAGCGAGAGTACCGCTGGGGTCTAAGGACACCACTGGTTTTGGTACGTCTCCAGGCTCGAAGAACTGGAAATCGCTAGCGTCTACGTAATCGGTGTCGTGAGCGTGAGACTGCATGAACTTCTGTTGCAATAACTTACCTATAGCAAAACCATCATCGGCTCCCCTTTTCCTCTGTAACATCCTATCGTATTTTGGATTAGCCGCAATCATCATAGTGAGCATGAGAGCCTCTTGCAGTGTGCTTTTCGCATTATGGTGAGATTTTGCCCCTATTCCACCTTCGCCAATATACCTACCGACATTGATATTAGAAGCATTGACTCTGACATAATCCTCTAACTGTTTCTGCTCATTAGTATTCATCACACCGGAGCCACGACGATTCAAACCTATCACCTCTCTCATGTCGTCTATGAGTTTCTTACTTCTCGTATTACTGCGAGTAGACCTTCTGCCTATAGCCGAGTCGTGTATGGTTTGCATAAGGTTCGACCGAGCGAAATTGAGAATGTCTGCATCGCTGGCTTCTGAACCTCTCCCATTTCTCGTGAGTATGATACGAGCATATGCCAGCCTCGATTGTGCGCTGGCGTAGTCAGTCTCGTGCGAAGGCTGAAACCAAGCAGGGTGCAAACTACCCATCACACTTCTCAAGTGATGAGGCTGCCCGTCTGCTCTACTGTGCCGTGTACCTCTGTCAGCAGAGTCGAATACGTTTTGATTGGAGTAATGGTATTTCCATGGGTTGCTCCTCTCCCCTGTTGTTGGATTAGTGTGAACTACCATGCTTTCTGGTTTGATGTAGTTGCCTTTCCCTAAGGTATGCATTGGCTCGACATTGAATTGGTCAGTAAACATCTTTAGGAAGAGGGGGAGGGCACCAAAGAAGCCACTCTCTGACATGTGTCCGTGCTGTGCGTGGTCTTGCTGACTAGCGTTGTACATGATAAGTTGGTTCTTTTTGTTGCGGATTCTTATCTGCTCCGGTTTGAGTTTATTGATGTTCTCTTGAAACCTAGGTGCATAAGCGTGGCCTTGGAACTCAGGATGTAATGACTTCTCATTATTCACATCTAAGTATGCTTTCTCGGGGTACTTATTCAAATCATTAGTTTGTCTACTATTGAATAACTGTAGAGATTTGTTGAGCATCTCCCTTAACATTCTGCGTAGTTCTGTTGGGTTCTGCGCTGCAGGGTGTCCGGCCTTCTCCAAAGCATATACACTGTCTTCAATAATTGCTTTGAGAACATCTCTATTGTCATAGTTAGGGTCTTCGTCAAACCTCTTCAAGGTAGTGGGGTTAATGTGGAAAGGGTTTTCCCCGTCAGGAAAAAACTTAGCCATTTCGCCTGGGGAGAGTGCTCGGTGCATACCACCGGCATCT